TACTATTCCCCCGCGGTTCCCGTGATTACCGCGAACATCTTAGGACCAACAACAGCGATTGCTGCGTACAGTCTGCCAACGATCTTGACCATATCCTTCTCGGCAAGTGAGAGATCGTCGAACTTGAATGTTACAGAGTCGCCCTCAGGCAGGTTAGCCTGGACACCAGCGAGGTCTCCAACGATAGCGCCAGTTACGTTATCCTTCTTGATAACAGTCAGACCCTGGAACGGGTCATATGCGAACTGTGCCTGAAGCGCCGCCTTCTGAAGAGATGCGATTGTTGTGCCGGATGCGATCAGAACGAGGTTCTGTGCGCTGTCTCCGAGTGCTGCCATCGCATCAATGAGAGTTGCAGTGCTTACTACGCCAGAGATCTGTGCAACGCCTACGTGTGTAGCGTCAGATGCAGCCGGAGCCTGAGTGATAGCAGCAACAATGAGGTCGGCTGCCTTCTGAATGATTTTGTATGTCAGCTCATCATAGATGTATGCGAGGAACTCCTCGGCTCCGAGTGCGAGAACTTCGTCAGATACAGTGATCCACTTCTTGATGTTTGCGGGAACCATTGTAACGATTCCGAGAGTCAGCACTTCCTCCGCCGGAGCATTTGCGCCCTCAGTGTGGACTGCTGCATCTGTTGCGGATCTCTCAAATCCGACCTTGAGATTGCCTCTGACGTATGTCTTTGCTACTCTGCTGAAGATCTCGTCTCTTTCCCATGCCTGGCGGACTCTGCTCTCTACCAGTTCAGGAACCGGAACGACGCCGCCTGTTACGTTCTCTGTGAGAAGCGCTCTGCATTCTTCGTCGTTTCCTGTCTTGATGTAGTTAGCGTAGGCTTCGATGTACTGCTGAGTGTTTCTTATCTCCATCTTGTTATCCTCCTGTTTGATACGTTTGAGGACTTCGCCCTCTCCCTTGGCGACCTCTTTGGCTGCAGCCGCTCTTTCCTCGGCTTCTTTCTCAAGGAACGCTTTTCTCTCGCTGATCGCGTCGAGTTCTTCGTTCAGCTCTGCGAGTCTTGCCTCGTCAGCCTCTTTTGTCTCGTCAGCGATCTCTGCTGTCCTCTGTTCAAGCTCCTCGAGTCCGAGGTTCATGATCTCATCTCTTTTCATGCTTTACCTCCTATCAGAGCGCGTGCTCTAAGCTCCGCCCTCTTTCTGTTAAGTGTCAGCTGTTCAGCCCTCAGTCTCTCCGCTTCCAGCTCTGCGATCACTCCGTCGCAGTAGCTGCGGGCCGATATTTCTGTAGCGTCGTTTGCCGGCAGCGAAACTGCGCTGACGTCAAACAGCTTGGAAATCTTGGTTATTGTTCTGTAAACGGTCGTCATGTTGCTTTCATGGTCATTGACGACCTCGCGCTTGTCTTCCGCTACTCTGAAGCCGAACGACATTTTTGTCGTATAGCCTCCGGCGATCTCCTCGTAGAGCTGGCGGCCAATCTCTGTGCCGCCGAGGTCAGCCTCTACTCCGAGGCCCTTCTCGTCGGGTGCTACCCTCAGAGTGTCGTTAGTGCTCCTTGCGAAGACTCTGCCGTGATGGTCGTACTGCATGATGACGTCGTCCATGTCGCAGTCATCAAAAGCGTGCGGATCCACGCGCTCAAAGACCTTATAATCGCCCCAGTCATAGAGGAGATAATCCTCGTTGAATGTGGTAGCGTAGCCTCTGACTATCTTCTCGGCTTCTTCGCCTTCCTGCGCTTCTCTTACTTCGAAGCTGTGTGTTCTTCGGTACTCTCTGCCGTCTGCGATCTTGCGGTCCAGCATCTCGAGAGCGTTCTGTTCGTTACTCTTGTCCATCGTCTTCTCCTTCCGTTCCGCCGAGATCTTCGGCTGGTTTATATTCGCCGCGGATCGGAGCGACCTGTCCTGCTCCGTCCGGAAGCGGTCCGTAGTTAAAGAGCTCCCTGATCTCGTCGATCATTAGAGCGCCCCTGTCTCCGAGCTCTCTCGCCATCTGTACTTTCTGCGACACGCTCATATACTGCAGCCTGTTCGCGTTGGCGATCAGATAAGAGCCTCGCACTCTCTCATTCTCAGAGAACATGCAGCGAGTCATGGCTTCGGAAAACTGGATGGAAAACGGCTCGATCGCTCCGTCGAAGAAACCCTCGAGCTCTTCGCCCTTCGCCTTGTTCTGGAGCACGTCCTCGTTGACCCCGAAGTAGTCGTTCACGTTGCTGTGGATAAGTTTCATCTGATCAGCGTCGATCGTGAACGGCTTCGCGTCGATCTGCTTGATGTTCGTGTACGTATGCGGGAAAAGGAGCACTCCGCCCGCTTTGCTTTCTGCCGAGAGGTTTCCTTCCGTGAAACGTGCTCTTTCTTTCGCGAGGTCGCCCGGCTGTGTGAAATTCCCGGCCTGCGCCATGAAACGGAACGTTGCCGAGTTCTTGACCGCTTCCTTGATGCCCTCGCCCTGCACGTGGATCAGACGCATCGTCTCATTGAGCGCGTTGTTCGAGTCTCCGAAGAAGTCGTCATGATACTGGTGTTTGGTAAGGATGGCGCACAGTCTGAGCTCGACCGCTCCGACGTCTCCCGAGCTGAAGCGGTACCTCAGCCACACTTCGCCGTTATATTCGACCAGCTCGCAGAGCGAAGGAAGGACAGGATAGTAGCCCGTTATCTCCATGCGCTCGTCGAATACCGGCACGATGAAGGCCGTGTTCTGAACGTCGAGGATCGTGCTCGTCCGGTAAAGGAACTGCGACCACGTCTGCCACTGGTTCGGGCCCGTCTTCAGCTTCTGCTGCAGCTTAGGCTTCGCCGTTCCGAACGTTTCGACCTTGAGCTTGGAAATGTGCCTTGCTCTCGCGTCGATCGCGCTCCTGACGGTCTGCGCTTCGTAGATCTTGCCGTTCCAGCTCGTAAAGACTGGGCGGTAGCCTGTCAGCGTTTTAAAAAAGAGCCCGGCGTTATATGCTGCCTCGGACTCTTTCGCCTTGTCTGGTCTAAAAATCTTGTCGAATAAACTCATTTGTTATCCCTCGTTTTTCAACTGTTCGCCTATCTCGGCGAACCACTTCTGACGGACAGTCATCGCGTCGGCGAGTGCCGCCGAGCCGTCGATCCTTGCCGTCGGTGCTATTTTGACGAGCTTTCCTCTGCCTCTCTCGTTCGACATCTTGACAGCCGAGTTCAAGAGATGCACTTTGAGGAGCGCGTTGTCTCCGATCTTCATCTTCCCGTCCTTGATGAGCCCCTCTTCTTCCTGAAGGACGGGCCAGAGGTTCTCGCCCTGGTAAACATCGTCCATGTGGAAGCCGTAGCCCTGCATGTCCTGAACGAGATACTGCGCAGAGTAACGGTCATAGCCGATCTTGAGCGGGAAGATCTCATGCTTCTCGACCAGATCCGCGAACCACCTGAAGCAGTCGTGATAGTCGACGAAATTGTCTCCGCTCGGTGACAGGAAGCCCTGTTTGATATATAGGTTGTACGGAAGGCCGTCCCGCTCTGTCGCCTCGTCGATCTTCTCCGTAGGAAGCCAGAAGTGCGAGAGCACGTTCAGGATCCCGTTCTTCTCGATAACGACGCATGCGGCCGTGAGGTCTGTCGTCTGCGAGAGGTCGAGTCCGCCGACGCAGTATGTGCCTCGGAAGTCCTCGAAAGAGTAATGATCGCCGCTTATCTTTTCGACCGCCTGCGCCGGCAGCCATGCGAGCGAGCTGTTCTGCTTTATGTTGCAGTATTTAGTCAGGAACTCCGCCTTCTTCGAAAGAGAACCCTCTGCGACTGCGATCTCCTCGAGCATGTAGTCAACGCTGACACTGACTCCGAGGTTCGGGTTCGCCTTGCGAAGCTCATTGATGTCGTTCCACTTGCCCACGTCGTCTATCATGTAGAGGAGCGGAAGCAGCCGCTTCTCCTTGCTGTCCCCGAGCAGGTACCTTGTCGAACGCTTCATGAGCTCGTCGAAGATACCGTCGTTGATATAGCCCGAAGTCGTGCAGCTTAAAATAAGCGACTCCGACCTTGCGCCGGTACCGCTCTTTATAACTTCATAAGCCTTAAGGCCTTTGTCGCCCTCCCACGATGCGAGCTCGTCGCAGATCCCGAGGGACGGATTGAAGCCGTTTGATGTCTTCTCTTTGAGGGCGAGCTTCTTCACGATGCTGTTAGAAGCTATGATCGCGAGGTCGCCCTGTCTTTTCCTTGCCAGTTCGTCTATCTCTTCCTGGGAGGCGATGCGCTTGTTGTGCTGGTCCTTCGCTTCGAGCTTCTTCTTCAGTTCCTTCCATTCGGGGTCCAGCTGCGTCATCGTCCAGATGTCATCATAGACGAGGTCAGCCTGATCAAGTTTAGGCGCCAGACAGTAGACCCTTGCGCCGAAGCCGCCTTCTCTTCTCCAGACGTAAGAGCCGGCGCCCGAGGCGATCTTTGTCTTGCCGTTCTTTCTGCCAATAAGCAGCAGAACTTCACGAAACTGCCTGTTGCCGTTCTCGTCCACGATGCCGAACACGGCCGAGATCATAGCCTTCTGCCAAATCTCTAAAGTGAGTGGGCCGGGAGCGAGATCGCCCTCAGTGTGAAAGCAGTGCTCTTCATACCACGCGATAGCGTCTGCCGCCTTCTTCGCGTCGAAGAAGAACTCCTTTTTCTGCAGTCCCTCGACGAGTTTCTCGTATAAAAGAGTGATCCACTTGCCGACGAGGACGTGGCCGTCCTTGATCTGCTGATAGTATGTGAAAATGTAATTCTCTTTGCCTTTATTTTCCATAACTTGCCAGTTACTCCGACGGATGCGAGTGTAACTTTGTTTTAGTTTCTCTCGCTTCCTGTTTTTTCCACCCTTCCGCCATCGGTCCCTTCGTGAGGCGAAAAAATTTTTCAACAGGGGGGCGTCGTTTTGAAAAAATCGTGCGATTTTTAAAAAATTTTTTCAAAAAAAATTACGGATCGACCTTCGCTTTGATCTCTCCGTTGTCTCCGACGGTGTAACGCCGGCGGCTGCGCCCTTCATACATGGCGCGATGTTCATTCGCATGACACTCCCGGCAGACGAGCTTGAGGTTGTCGAAGCTGAGTGCGATCTCCGGCTTCTCGATCGTCACCGGGTTGAGCTCAACGATGTGATGCACGATCTCACCGGGACGATAGATACCTTTAGCCAGACAGTCTTCGCACAACCAGTGCGCCTGCTTGGCATAAGCTTCTCTGGTAGTCTTCCATGCCTGCGACTTGTAGAACTTCCGGGCGAACTCCCTGGACATCAGTCCCCTGCCCTTGCTTTGGCGATCATGTCCTTCGCCTTCTTGTTTATCGGTTCGATGTTCCAGACGCCCGTCATCGTCCTCATTCCTTTGAGCATGATGACCGCCGTGTCGCCAACGACCTCTACCAGTTCGAGCGGATCCTTCACTCCGAGAAGCAGGACGAGCGCCCTCGTGTCTCTCTTCTTTGCCTCTGTCTTCTTTGCCTGTGCCACTTCGTTCTCCTTTTGTTATACGAAAAAAGGCGCGTGCCAGTCCGCGCCTTTCTCCATCTTAAGTTAACTGTCCCTCAGAAAGGAGTTACTGATCTCCGGAGACTCTCGGCCGGTCTGCCTGATCTCCGTGTTTACACCTTATCACAGATTCGGCTATTGTGCGTTTGTTTCTGTTTGCATGAGTTTGTTTTCGTTTGCTTCGTTTGGAAAGAGTTTCCTCATAGCGATCCGATAACGTGACTGGATATAGGAGCCCGACCAGTACATGATCGAGTAGATGTCTTCCCATTCGAGGCAGGCGATAAAGCGGTAGTACATGACCTCGTATTCTTCCCTCGTCAGTTCGGAGTCCTTGAAGAACCTGAGCGCCCTCTGCTTCTTTCTGTTGAGCTCCTCGGTCGCTTGTTCGATCCGAGTGTCCAGATCTGCGAGCGTTGCCATGAGGAGTGCACGCTTGTCGGTCGGGCTGGTCTTCACTTTGTCCTTCGCGGTGTCGATCGCTGTCACTGTTACCTGATTGAAGAGGCTCGCTCTTCTCTTCATCTCATGTTCCAGGGACGCGTGCATATCCCTAATCTCATAGAGTTCTTCCTTGCTGAAATCAGCCATCGCCTTCGGTTTCCTCCATCTCCCCAATATCAACTCGCTTAAAGCTCCCACGTTTGATCTCGCCTGTCTTCTGATGCGTGATGTTCGACCAGATCGAGTTCTCGGTCGTCCCTGTCATCCGAGACAGTTCACGAACCGAGTCCGCTACTGCGATCGGAAGCTCGTACTTGTCACGAGTCACCTTCATGTAAACGATCATGCCTCTGCCTCTTCTCATGCTCACGGACTATCATGCGGTCACGCCAGTTTCGGTCCTCTTCCTTCGTAGCGAGGCTCCACTTTGCGCACCAGCACGGACAGCCCGGCAGCTGCTCTTTCTCAAGTTCGCATCTCACGCAGCCGTGTCTTGAGTATGCCGCCTCTTTTTCGTCTTCGAAGCGCGTCATTCATCCGCCCTCCTTACTCCGTGTGAACAGAAGTCGCTTGCGTCTCTTCTGACTGCATAATAGTCATCATCAGGCACAAGCAATCCGCAATAGTCGTGAAATACGTCATCGTCATAATCGTAACCATGCTGCGAGTGTGGTTGCCAATGCCCGCACTCTTTGCACCGCACGATGTCGGTTTGTAGTGCATCTTCTTGCCCCTGTATATATCCCAATTGGTACATGCTTCGTTGCGAGATAGGTGGCGTCTGCAGTGCTTCGATTGCTATGTCTATGGCTTCAATCTTGTCCGATGGAAACAATGTTCCGTATTCGTTCAACACCTTAATCGCTTCTTCTCTTGTCATTCGTATCTCCTTTCTTTGGCGGAGCCTTCGGCGCGGCGCTCCGTCCTTGTGCTATTGAGGAAAGTTATTCTATTGACAGTTTTGATCAAAGGTATTTGCCGCGCCTGTTATCTTCAAGCCTTAGGCTTTCGGATCTTCGTATAAGTCCTTCTCATTGAGGACTTCGATTATCTTGTCTTCGGAGACTTTCATCTCCGTTGCTATCTCCGTAAGTGGCCAGCCGCCCTCGTACAGTGCGCCGATCTTGCCCTTGTCTATCAGTCCTTGCGGTTCCCAGATGCCGAGCTTCTTCAGATGGTCCCTCACTGTAACGGTCGCCGTTTCGAAGTGCTTGGCGAGGTCGTCGAGCGTCTTGCCTTCCTTGTAGAGCTTGGCGAGCTCTTTGTCGTCAATCTTGCTCTTCCTTCCGCTTTTGGCGTTCGCTTTGCTGTCCGTCTTCGGTTTTGCTTTCGGGCCGGGCTTCTTCGGAAGGATCGGCGCTACGTAGCCGACCGCCTCGTCCATCTCCTGCAGCGTCGTGCCGGGATGGATTGGTATAAGCATGAAGGCCTGCTGTCCTGTCGTTGCCTTCTCGATCGCCTCAGCTGCTTCTATCTGTTCAAAGTTCATCTTGGTCTCCTTTCCTTGCGGGCCACTGACGGGGCGCCCGCTGTCTAATCAATTGCGGTAATCAGACTATCTCTACATGAATTGACAGTTGGTTTCTACTACTACTGATTTAACTTCTCGCCCCGTCTGTCTTTGTGCACTTATATTAACCACGCGGTTAATATCGTTTTTATCTCTGCGCGGGTTAAGGGCGAGGCTCCCGCGCACTGGTTGAATCTAACACACTAATAAGGAATCTTCTTTCAGGGGTATCATCTTCCGTGCCTCGCCCATGTTCGCACTGTTATTCCTTGTTTTCTTCTTCCGGTTCTTCCTCGATCAGCTTGCCCTGCTCGAGCACCACGTCAAGCCCGAGCTCAAAAGCCGTGCAGACGAACCTGCCGAAGCCTGAGTATGTCGGCATCTCAAATATCGCGCTGTCAACATAGTTGCTGTTTACATCGTGAACCGCCGCTTCTGCGATGAGGCCGTTCGACAGGTTCTCCACGTGTATCTCACTGAGCGTCACCGTGCACCCGTGAACAAATGCCGAGTTGATATACTTTTCAAAAGCGCCGTACTCGCCGAGTTTAAACTCGCACTCTGAAAGCAGTCCGTCGTTGTATACCGATGCTGTTGTCATGTGTTTTGCCATTTTGTTCTCCTCTCTTGGGTATATGTGAACAGGATCGGAGCGGTTGAAATGCTGGATGTCGTCTTTTTCTGCTAGATCGGA